CAAGGCGAACCCCAAGGAGAACCCCAAGGAGTACCAGATGAAACGCTACTAACATCTTGAGTAACTGCCCTAGAACCATAATCAAAACTGACGGTTGTATTTAAAACAACATTACCATCAACATTAATTACATTTCTAAATTCATTTACTACTTTTTCTTGTGGTGAACCTAAATCGGAATAAGCGGCTTGTATTGTGCAAGGAATATCATTTCCGTTGTCATTTAGGCCATCATCTGCTTTCATTATAGATCCATTTTCACCAAAATACAAACTGTTGTCATATACCCCCCAAGTCCTAGCATTCATATTTGAAAACTCAAATCCTGCCCCTGTAATTGTATTTAAGCCATATTGGATATAAGTCGTATTATTAGCTACTGGCACATTAAAGAACAACCAACCACCAATTGAAGCTTTTGGATATAAAACAACCTCCCAACCATAATTTGAAAAATAAGCATTGGCTGAATCTAAAGCGGCACCAGACAATTTTGTTTGAGAAGTTACGGCACCACCATTTTTAAAGACTTCCGAAAAGAAAACAAAATCAGGTCTTGTCATTATTGCAACATCTCCACCCACTTTTGCAACTGATCTTACGCTTAATGGTTCACCTATTTTATATATACCAATTAATGACCAATTATTGGCATCACTAGGATCAGAGCCATCATATAAAATAACTGTACCACTAGACATCAAGAATAATGCATAATCATCTATTCCATCGCCTCCGTCATGATTCCAGGTCGCCATTGCAATTAAATTGCCTCCATAAGGAGCAATGCCAGCAAGATCAAATTTAGTAAAAGTTCCTTGTATTGCATTTGTAGCTCCATAGAAGAAACAAGAGTCATCAGTCGACCAAGTATAAAGCCTATTTTTATGTACATTGCAACCATCTAATTCTGTTGCTGTTAATCCTGTACCATTTATAGTTGAATTACTCAAACTAGATCCGTCATAAACTTGTGGCGTGTCTGCTCCATTAAATAATAATAAATTACCATTCATATTAACAGTTTGCCATCTAGCATTTGAAAATCCTGATCCTAAATTAGTTATTGATGCTGGGTTTGTGACATCGTTTATTTCATCTGAATTAGCACAGATAAATTTTTTAGTTGCACCATCTCTTAATTCTGCCAAAGTCTCAATATCACCACTCAATCCTGTCGCATATTCTGAATAACCTTTTCTTGTTACTACTTTACCTTGAGACGGGAACCAATTTATCATCTCTGGTGCATCAGTTGGATTCATTTGAGATAATGAATCACGAGTATTAAGACCGCCAATTGGAGCGGCGACATTAGTTCTTAATGCTTGCCCTACTCTTTCTTGTTGTAGTCCTGGATATTGTCTTAATAACTCTAATACCATTATGATTGATTTATAATTTCAGGATAACCAATTTTACCATTTCTAAGTCTCGTAACTGAATGTCTTATAGTATGCCTACCAGCATTTATTCCCATTCTTTCAGCTAAGGCTAAATTTGCTTGTCTCTGATCTTCTGCATAAGGTCTACCTTGCACTTTAAGAAGATTCCAAGTCGCATCTAATTTTAATATAAACTCATCTATTACAGGGACATCAGTATCAGCAAGCCAACCAGTCTGACCAGTTCCACCACTACTTTCTACAATATTTTTACTTATATATTCAAATATATATCCATCTGTACTTGTTGGAGTGGGAAATATTAACACCTCGCCCCCTCTAAATCTATAATATTCATTAATAGCACCAGATCCAACAGTACTATTTACGAGCTCCCTCCAATCTTCTGGAGATATAGATCCGATCATCTCTCTTTTGTCGGTTGTATTCCAGAAAGAATTATTAATTATCCTGTCAAAATCACTAGGTAATGAATAATTATTCTGGGATGCAACTGCATTAAAACTGTGTTCTTTTGTTAATTCTTGCCAATCGTAAGATCTTGAAAGATTTACGATTGATCTTTTAAGCACCTCCAAGATTTGAATTGCAACAGGTTGATTATTACCAATAATTGTACTTGGTATTGTTGCAGATTTTGTTTGTTGCAGTATTTCTTGGGCGATGCTTAATAGTGACATTATTTTTTATTTAAAGACTGTTTTAGATTTTTAAAAACTTGGTAAGCATCAGGAAATCTATTTTTATCATGTACAAAATAATTATCTCCCATCTTGTTGACAAATTTTTGCTCGCCAGATGGTCTAATTAGTTTACTATACTTATCATTAGAATTATAAATAGAAATATATTCTTTTACTATCGTGCCATTGTTTTTAGTTTCTATTTCTTTTTCAAAAAACGCTACATTAAAATTATTTTCTTTGATATGCTTTGCTTTATCTAAAGTTACAATTTTGCCTTTTTTAAAATCTTGTTTAGTCATATTATATAAATTGTACTAGGGGGAGTTACCCCCTAGCAGTTAAAATTAGTTATCTTTACCGTCAGCAACCTCAGGTCTAGCAATTTCTAATTCAGCTAAACCAGCTGAAGGAGTACCGATAGCAGATGCACCTTTACATCTTCTGATATAGTCACCAGCAACATCAGCATCATCAATAGTGCCCGCTGTTGAAGTTAAGTAACAGTCAGCATTATCAGCAAAAGAAGCGGCAACCTTGCCAACAGCTTTACCGCCGATTTGGTACCAACCATATTCATTAGCAACAGTCGCAGCCATTGCAAAAGCTACTGGACCAACAGCATTAGCAGAAGCTAAAATTGTTGAGAAGTCATCGGCATTATAAACAACAGCTGAACCGATAGCAGTTGAAGCAACGCCCTTTAGATAAATAAACTCACCGACTCCATAATCAGTAGAAGCTTTATCTATTGCTTTAATAATAGTACCTAAGGGTACATTTTTAGTTGAAGAATTTTCATCAATCTTTTGATTGTAGATTGTGATTTCTGTACTTTTAAAATTTGACATATTTATAATAAATTGTGGGAGGTTTTACCCTCCCTGTTAATTAGTCGATCATTACACCGTGTACTCTTGCATTATCAATAGTAAGGTTCATTAAGCCTATCATTGGCAATACATAAACATCTTGGTTTACTGGTCTAGTCACCTCCCCTTTTTCTAAGAAGTCACCTAAATGTTTTAATTTAAGATGCTTAGTATTTAAGAAATACATGTGATTAGCCGGACATTCTGGATCATAATAAACTTCCGCCCCTTTGTATTTTAATACATCGAAACCTAATTTACCTAATCTACTGTCAGAAATTCTTTGGATAGTTTGTAAAGAATCTTCAAAAAAGCCGAAATTCACATCATCAGCAGTAATTAAATCAGGCTGCTCACCAGCTTGTGCTTGGCATCTTCTATAAAGTGAATTCATAGCAGACTGAATAGTTGTAGCTGATTTAGTTACAGACTCAACAGAAAAATCATAAAGTTTGTTTCTAAAGAAAGCACCATCAGTAGTTGATCTGTCAATTCCGCCTACTGTACCAGTTGTCGGATCGTCAGCAACTAATAATTGTAAACCGCCAATTTCTTGACCACCTGAACCAGTACCATCAGAATAAATTGCAGTACCAATAGTGTTTTGTAATGAATTTTCTAAGTTTTTAACTTTTTCTTCCATTAAATTTACGATTCTTTCTTTTCCTGCATTTTGCTTCATTTCTTTACCAGTCATAGTGATAGTACCAGAAATAATTTTTTGCTCAAAATCAGCAGCAGTAATTACATCTTGTGGAGTAGTGTCGAAAGTGTCAAATTCACCTTGGAATTGAACTGTGCCATTAGAAGCGTAAGTTAAATTCTCTCTGAAGTTTACACCACCAGATTCACGAACTATATTGCCCGCATCGTTTAATTTTACTAATAAAGGGTGAAAGTTTAAGATGTTATCAGTAACATCTTTTTTGTAGTTATTGAGTGTTGTTGTCAATAACTGCGAAATATTAGGATTTGCCATTGTTTAAATCTATTAAAATTATTATTAAAATAGATGTTTAAAACTATTCAAAGAGTTTAGCAATCGCCTCAGCGTTTTTTTCTTTAGCAGATAAATTCCTTTTACTATTGGTTGAGCTAGAAGAATATTTTTTATTATTCTTTACCTTTGCAAGAGTCTCTTTTTGTTTAAGCTTCTCTTTTAAAAGTAATTCTTGTTGTTGCTCTGCTGCCAATTCATCATCAAGTAACACCGCTTTATTATATGCCTTTTCTAAGGTCAGTGTGCCATTTTGATCTGCTTGAAACAATAAAGCCATATTCTGCCTAACTCTCTCAAAGTAAGGATATTTTAAAGAACCGTCTTCATTTTCAGATTGTGCAAAAGCTGTTAATTCTTGTTGAACACTCTGAGCCTGATTATTAGCTTCTCTATCTCTTAACTCTTTTTATTGTTTTTCAACATCTTCAAGTTTTTTCTTTTGCTCAAGCTCTTGCTCTGTAAGATATTCATCTTCATTATTTGCAACAGGTTTATTCTGCAAGGAAGTTAATTCTTCCAGTTTAGCTCGCATTTCTGCCAACTCTTTCCTAGTATTCCCCAGCTCAAGACTTCTACGATCAAAATCTACTCTTCTTTTTTTTGTAGCTTCTATTGCTTCTTGTCTTAATTCTGGGTCTTTGATCTTTTTGACGAGATCTTTTTCTTCTTTAGTCCAACCACTGGTTAATTTAAGAAATTTCAACTCCTCTTCTGGATCTTCTGATTCTTCAACTGGTGCATTTTCTACATCAATCGCTTCCTCTTTTTCATCAATATTATCTTCTTGAACAGGCTCTTGATTCTCAATCTCTTGATTCTCTTCTTGCTCTCCTAGAATTTCAGCTATTGATTCGCTGTTTTTTTCTATTGTATCTGTCATAAAAATATATTTAGATAAAATCTGGTAAGATTATAGGTTATGTAAAATTAATTGTCAAGGTTATGTAAAATTAGTAATCTTTTATATGGCAGTTGTTAGCTTTTAGATGATCTAAATATCCGCTTTTTGTTATATATACTTTACCATCAACATGGCTTTCAATTCCTCCGTACTTAGAAATGTAACCATCAATAGTCAAATCTTCTCCACAAGCGGGCATTTTTCTTTGTTTTGATGCTCCATTTTTACCATAACCATCAAAAACCCATTCTTTTTTCCCGTCTATGATTTTTAAAACTTTTCTAGTCATTTCTTATTTGTTCGTTTAATCTTTGAGTTCTTGACTTAATTATTTCTTCGGCAGATGGTGCTACTTTTTCTAAAATTTTTGCTTGACGATCTGCTGCTTTGTTTGCATCTTCAAAATCAATTTTATCTTCAAATTGTCTTTGATCTTGTAATACTCTAGCTTTTTCAATATCAATCTTTTGTTGCTCTAGGTTAATTTTAGCTTTCTCACTCTCTACCTTAAATTGAAATTCTCTTTCTTGTCTTTCATTTTGAGCTTGTGCCAATAATTCTTCTTGTGATGGTTGTTGCTCCTCTTCTTCACTTGGTTTTGCTAGTAAAAATTCTTCCAAATTTCTACCTACTTTAAAAGGTCTAGCGATAAACCCTAAAAACTCATTAAAAGCTTCTGGCTGTATAACTCCAGCTTGTAATAGAGGTGTGAATTGTCCAACAAAGTTAGTTAATGTTGATATAAATTCTATTCTATCATTTTTATCTTGTTGTTGGTCAACTGATATAGTGGAGTCAGTCTCAATATCAATAGAAAATGATCTTAGTGCATCATCTTTTAAAACTTTATCAACCTCTTTGACTTGATCAAGACTCATTGCAAAGCCTTTTAACTCATTTTGAGCAATATCTATAGTTTTATTAAAACCAACCTCTGCTTGTTGTTTTAAAGCTTCTATTTGTTGTACTTTTTGCTCTCCTGTTATATCTTGAGGTAAATTATTAATAGCCTCTTGTAATAACATATTTTGATTATCTTGTGCAGTTTGTGCTATTGACTCTAAATCTACTATTTGGCAATTAGTAATTTTGACTAATTCCTCTATTGTGTAGTTTTCGACAATTAATTCCGCCATAATCTCAATAGTATCGCGGATTGCAATTTCATTCGCTCTTTGTAATGGCTGTATTCTACTAATAGCAAAATCTCCTTTTAACCTTTGAGCTGTTGCTGTTTCTGATGCTATACTTACACCTCTGACAATGTCAGATAAACCTGTAATCTCTCTTATATTGTTAATAATTTGAGCTTTCTGAGTATTTAAAATTGATATAGTGTTTGCAATAGGTACTATGTCTTTTACAAATATTTGATCCTTAATATTAGTTGTTGAAACTCCTGATAATGGTGCAAATTCACCATCTTCTCCATTTAATAGATTTTCTATGTCTTTTGCCTCGCTAATTGTATTATATACGCCAGTATATTTAATCTGTTCTGTTAGTGATCTAATTCTGCTATCAATGATATTTAATTCCTCTGCTTGTGATTTATACATTCTATAGAGAGGAATTGGCAATAATGATGATGGATCACTATCAGTACCAGCAGGGCGGGCAATAGGAAAAAATCTTGTTAAATTATAAGGATCT